TACGGCGGGGATGATGGTATTGACATCCGTGACCCAATTATTTGGGGGTTTGGTATTGTCGTTGATTACTTGGTTATACAAATATTCGCAATACCAGCGCACCATAGTTGTTGTGCTACTCACTACTGCTCACCCCCCTTGGACTGACGCGCAATTCTTTGCGTAGAGAAGGTATCGTCTTCTGTGTTATCCTGATAAGTGTTATAGGTATAACCTTGCGTATTTTCTCCCAGAATATCTGCGTAAAGGTTGGAACGAAAGTCTACGGATACGTTCGTACCAAAGAGTTCATTGAAATGTTCTACCGCTTGGCGCCGTGACACAAGACCTACATTCTGGGCCATTTCGGAATATCCTAACCCAGCGGTTACTTCATTTGATACGAGACGCTCGGTCTTTTCCGATGCTGGGGTAACGATACCAAAGGCAGATAACATTTCTTTCCACGTATTAATCTTTTGAATCTGTAACTTATCCGCAATATACGGGATATTTTGATTCAAAATTTCAATGTTATCAATCGGTGTTCCTTCCGAAGTCATAATAAACGGTTGATAGCCAAAGAACTTCTGCATTAGGTTCTTATAGGTCAGTTTCTTTTTCTCTGGTGTTTTGACAATCAGCGCGAACTTTTGCAATTCCACATTGGAAAGAATATTCATTTCAATACTGGTCAATTTCTGTGCGAAGAGATAAGCGGTCGGTTCATCGGGTAACCAGCTTAAATTATTGAAACACAGAGCACAGTTTTTCATATCCAATTCTTTGTAGGTATAATTTACATTTGTACTATACGCTGTGACTTTTTTCGGCAGATTATAAAAATCCATCTCACCGGTAGTCGTACATTGAAGCGAGAGATATTTTTCCAGAATTTCATCGTAAAAGAAGACACATTTTCCGTTGTAAAATAGCAACCATTCGATATATCTTTCATTCATATCTTCTGGAAGATCTTTCCACTCATAGCGAGATAATGCAATATTTCGAATACGATTGTAATAATCGTGAAATATCGCGTTTTTCATCCTTAGAATTGTTTTGTCCGACCATTCTAATGGTAAACCCCTGTTTCTCAATGTCCTAACACTCCTTCATTATTATTTAGATCATAATTTCCAACATCTGTGGTATGCCAGAACGTGATCCCGTTGGATAAAATCTGCTTGATCATTCGCATATCTCCTACAGGCATGTTTCCGGTCACCGATGGTTGATCTAACTTCAGGTAGTTCCAGTATTTTCTTGTATGTAAATTAGGTACCCCGGTACTATTGACGCGATATCCAAACTTCGTAAAGTAATCATCAATTTTTACAACATAGCCCCAGTGGAGACGCTTATGAATAATCCAAAAATCCATTGTTTCCATATTATAATTCACGCCACCGACATTGTTTGCGCCTTTGCTCTGGTCTGGTTGGCTTTTGACTACGGATAATCCGCCGAAAGTAGAAAGGCCGGCCTGCAATGTACTTAAACCCGCCTGAGCAATAGATAAACCGGCTCCGATTCCCAGCCCTTTTTTGCTTCCGGCGCCACTAACAGAACCAGAAGCGGAAGATACCGAACCTAATGCCGAAGCTAACATACTCAAGGTAATATTGGTATCTTGCTGTGCATAGTAGTTCTCCCACACCCCAAAGTTCCAGTTACATTTTGGAAAACCAGAAAGTTTGATACCGTAATCGTAGTTATTATTGCACTTCATATAGTACGATGGATACATGAAATAGGTAGGGTCTGTACCGAAAGCAAATTTAAATTTAAATTTCATCGTAGATGTGCCGGGAACTGGATCGCTTTCTATAATATCCTCATATTTATAATCGTAACTTTGACCGTCAAGCGTGGTAATAGTGAAGAAATGATAAGGCCAGCAGAACAGCTTATTGTTTTTCGGCACATAATCATCATCAAGAGTCGAATAATTGATTAGATATTCCTTTTCTCCTACGTTACCATTCGGATCTTCAATATTAATATTTAATTTTCCATTTCCACCGGAACTATAAGTCAAGCCAGCAGATGGAACCATTGAAATACTGTTAATTGCGCCAGCTTTTCCTCCCTCATTCATTCGTTTTAGCCACGCATTACAGTATCCAACTCCAAGGTCATTCGCATTAAATCCAATATATTTTAAACCTTGATAAGTATTTTGAATTAAAGCTCCTTCTAAAACCTCATCCTCTTCGTCCACATCTTCAGAAGTTGCGACAAGAATAATGGAGTCATATATGATATGGTCATCAAATTCGCCATCAGTATCTAACGGGCGGGTTGATCCTTCAAATAGCCTTGAATTTTCAACATAGTAATATTCATACCGTTGCATGAAGTTCAAATCTTCTTCCACCACATTTCGTGAGATAGTATCATCCGCAACGTGCATCCGCTCGATAAAGGATTTTTTAATTTCAAAATCGAAAAGCCATGTTTGCATGACATCAATTTCAAAAGTAATTGCCGTGCAATTTTCGTTGATATACAAAATATCGGAAATAAAGGCATAAAGCCACTTATTACCAAACCCTCCATTCTTAAAACATAGATAGTTACAATCATAGAAATAATCTGCTACGTCTTCCAGAAAGATTGCCCACGTAGAACTATTCGATGCCAGCCGCTGATACGTTAAACCGCTATAGACCTTTTTCGTTTTCGATGCAAAATAGCTTTCCTGCGCTGATTTTGACGTAAACAGAATGGTATCCGTATAGGTGTTATCTAACGGGATTGATTGACACACGCGAACCGTTGTCGATGGGCCAATTAAAGGACGAATCATTTTTTTACCTCCAATTCAGCGATAGCCTACCAAAGAATGGTAGGCTATCATATAGTAAAAGGAAAGGAGTAGAGTTAACCATTTTCTCTCATCGAAATGGTAGCCGTCTGGCTAACTGGAAAATACTTCGATTTTGCAATAATGTTAAACGTGTTTGGAATCTTTTCATTTGCAGAAACATGTACTCGAACCTGAGTATTATTTACAACCGTCATGGTTGTTTCGGTAGATTCATTTCCGGTCATTTCCCACTCAAGGGTATCATCTACCGTGCCCGTGGACTTGATCGTCGCATTGATGGTCACATCTTTTGGCAACTGATTTCTCTGAATGTTACTGTTAGATGGATTCAGTGTAATTTCTGTAATCTCATTATCTGGAACAGTAAACAGAATCGCATTTGCAAAACGAGAAACAGAAAATACTGTCCACTTATGAAGGAAGTAGTTCCAGTACAGTCCTTCCGGGTTGCGAACATCTTCAAACTGAAGAAGTACGTCATAGATCTGGAAAAAGCTTTCGTCACACAGAAGCAGTTTTGCTCCGGTAAGCTCACCGAAATTATCAATCAGAATTCGTCTTCCCATGAACTCTGCTTTATCCATGTTAAATGCGGAAGCCAGTACTTCGACGTCCATCATTGCATCAAATTCCGCGTCGATGAAGATAATCTGCGAACTGCGGTCCGTATAGGTCGGAACTCCCATCGCGTTGTACTGCGTGGACATAAAGGTCAGCTTATTGCTGTAACCCTTTACCGTAGAAATGATCGACTTCATGTTTTCTGCAGTAACTGTCGGAATTTCTACCTCATAGAATAAGCCTTTCTTTGCATATTCTACAATCAACTGCTTCATCGTAATAAACTCATCATATTCCATACCGGAGTACAGGCTGGAAATAATATCACTTACCAGATTGTAAACGCCATCTTCCGACAGGAACGCTCTTTCCAGATCTCTTCTCTGAATTGTCGTTTTGAAGAAGTTCTGATAGTCCAGCTTATGGAAAATAGACTTTACATCCGGAATTTCACGTTTCATGAACTCCGTTTCCGCTTTCTGAGGATCGTAAATCTTTGCCTTGGCAAGAGAAGTGTATACTTCTTCAATGGTTTCTCCGTAATCAAGCATACCCTTTTTCAGCATAGCAAACGGATTCTTGTAAAGCCGGGAGCTAAGAATCACCTTACCAATACGGTTTACCAAAGCATCGAGGAACTCATTTGCCAGTCCCGGAAAATTGAGAACCGCAGAACCGTAAGTCTTAATATCTTCCTGCGTTGCTACAGGAACTCTTTCCTGAAAGGAAAGGGATGCTTCATTACGAACCGCATTTAAAATATCTACACCGTTTTTTGCTAATTTCACATTTTTTGGTTTTGTTGGCATTTCACACCTCTTAATTTTCTTCTGTCACAAAGACATCATCATAAGTAAGTTCTTCTGCGCTATGTGCAGTTTCTTCCTCGGCTAATACGGCAGTGTCCGAGTTTACCGTAGATTCGCCGTTCATAAACCTTTCTACATAGCGTCTTTTTAAATCATTATAAGAATTTAAAGCATCATCTTTTTCTGCATGAGCGGAAGCTAACGCTTCATCCAACGCAACAATTTTGCCTTCTAATTCTTTGTTGTAATCTGCAATCGTTTTGACTGCGGTCAATCCTTCATCCGAATCCGCGAAGCCCTGACTTACAATGTCTAACGCTTCATATACCGTCATTTGGTTTCACCTCCTAAATTTTTCGCAAGCTGATAAATGTTATTTGCGTTCGTAAGAGCCATGCGATAGCAAATAACAATCACACGGAGCATATCTTCTGTCAAATTCAAACCTTCTCCTGTACCTTTAATTATATCAGATTTGATCAAATCTTCAATAATTTCTTTTGCGTAATCAGGAATTTCTTCTAATTTCTGGTATCTTTTTTCTGCCATTTCTGTTTCCTCCTTAATTTCTTCGGCTTTATATTTTTCATAATTTGTTCGAACAAATTCCGTATTTCCGCGGAATAACTTCACAGTTGTTCGGGTATCTACATGAGTAAACGTCGTATACGTTCCAACCGTATATTTACTATGGTCATAGACATAGGTCTGCACTGCGGCTGGGGGAACTCCGGTTACCTGTATATCTGCGGCTTTTCCAAGCGTATGCTGAGAATTTGATACGCCCCCAACTGCCGCATTATGCGACTTCGTGCGATATCCCGAAGTAATGACCACAGGTTTTCCAAAATATTCTCGGATTTGATCCAACAGATCGACTAAATTATCATCGATTAAAACGGTAGGATATCCATCTTTTGACTGAAATTCTCTTACTTTAAAATACTTACCCACTTGATAGTCCAAATTCGTAAAAGTACTAACCATCCGAACCTCCTGTTAAATGTACATTCGACGCCGATATATTTTGAATGTGCGTAATATGCGCCCAATAGCCAGCTTTAAAATACTGCTGATAATTTCCAAGGATATCATCACAACGATAAAACTCACTATCGTTAAAATACCACCATCCATTGCAATAGGAAGGAAAGTAGATTGCGGTATACGTTTTCCCGTTGGGACGCTTAAAGACTACCGTAAATCTACGGATCGTAACATCAATCGCTCCGGACTCTCCGCCCCCGCCTTCTCCCCCGCCGCCGGGATCGGCGCCGTTCTGAAATTCACGCCAATAACCTTTGGAGGCCCCGGTACTGCTCACGGTGTTCGAACCGTTATTTTTCCAAATAACACGGGAGCTTCGCGTGTCCACATGGGTAAAAGTACCGTAAACTCCGATTCCACCGGTAGAAAAGGTTTCTTCCACGTAGTTTGCTACGGCTAAGGGCGGTACACCTCGAAGCTGAATATCAGCGGCCGTTCCTTTCGTATGCTGACTGGATGCCGCACCGCCTACCGCGGCATTATACGATGGAGTACGGTACCCGGACGTTATTGTAATTCCCGAGCCGAAAACGCCGCGAATCCGCTCCAATCGTTCGACAAGAGCATCGTCGATCAGCACGGTATCCGATCCATCATTACACGCAAACACGCGAACCTTAAAATGTCCCGATACATTGGTGTTTGCGTCAGTTCTCATGCTATACGTCTGTACCGCCATTGTTTACCGCCTTTTTAATTTCTTCCACCATAACCTTAATCTGTGTTAACATTTCATTCATGTGTTCATCTGACTTTGTCATTTGATAATAAAAAAGCAGACACATCACGATCGGAAATCCTACCGTGGAAATATAAGACATAATCTGTTCCATTCGACCCTCCTTTAACGGATCATATTTAAAATCTCCAACCCAATCCGCTTGACGCGCTGGTTTTCAAAATATAGAAATCCCTGCTCATATCCCTGAATCATCAGATTCAGCCACGCGATTTTTCTTCCTCGATTTGCAAAATAGGTATTTTCGGTATGGTCTTCTCTGGTTAATGCATAGGTTACACGTGACTTGTCGAAAGTAGAATCCATATACAGGTAACCATTTCTGCGATCAAACCAAAGCCCATACTCATTATCCAGATACACAAGATTGCATACGCTCTTGACATCTCCGGTTTTCTTTTTAATAAAGTCCTTAGTATCTTCAACATATTCGTTATCTATTGCATATTGTCCGAACTTAGATCCCTCGATCAACTGTCCAAACCGAGTTGATTTTTTCTTATCCCGATAATCTTGAGATAAAGTGTGCTCCAAGTAAATTAATCCATTATCCGTTAGTTTCCAACGTTTTTTCCCGTAAGGCTGACTTAGATTGAAATAGTCATAGTAAACGTTGGATACATTAATACTATTGGATAGGAAATATACTGGAACATCATTCATTCGAGATATCGTTTCGTAAAGGTCTAAAAATAACCGAATCTCATTTTTTAAGTATTTCTTGCTCTGAAATTCATCAAAACATATGGAAGTAACTCCAGCGTAAGATACGGATTTATCTTTCCCTCCCGTATTTAAGTCCACTCCATAACCCATGAGATTCCATCCACCTTTTTCTACCTCACGTCCTCGCTCATAGAAAAAAGTTCCGCTTTTCCCCGTCGTTACTTTAAATTCATGCTCCGGATATAAATGCTCAATATCTTTAAAAAAAGACTTTGCCGCCTTTACTAATTCTGTTTCAAATCTTGGTAAATAGACAAAATTTTCTTCTTTTTCAAAATAATTTTTACAAGC